TCACGATTTGCCATGGTCGCGCACGCTGTAAGTCACCACGCCCCAGATCACCAGCTCATCTCCTTCCATCACGTAACGAGGCGGATATTTACTGTTGGCTGAAAGAAGAATGATGGCGTTATCGCGCATGTGCAGGCGCTTGCAGACGGGCTCGGAGTTGAGCCCAGCGATCACGATATCGCCGTGCTCGGCGTTCAGGCTGCGATTGACGATCACCAGATCACCGCAAAATATCCCCGCGTCCTGCATGCTCTCGCCTTCGATCTTCGCCAGATAAACGTGCGGCGCACGAATATCAAAAACCTCATCCAGAGAGATGTGCTTTTCAATGTGATCGGCCGCCGGCGAAGGAAAACCGGCGGGAATCCGAAACGAATACAGCGCAAGCTTTTCGCCCGCGCCTGACAAAGGGCCGAGGATGGTGACACTCATGATACGAACCTGATAGTGAATTTACTGTATGCGCATACAGTAAACTCGGGACGGTTCAAGGGGTCAATGAGGCGTGTAGGAGATTTCGACGGGTGACAGGGTTTTGTACAACTTCTCGGAAAGAAAGGCACGCCGCCATACATTCCAGATCGTCGATCCCAGTTGTTCGTTACTGCCCTTTTTTCCAGACGCCAAAAACCACAAACCCCCGACTTTCTCTAGGAAAATCAGGGGTTTGCGTTTACTGAATTTGGCGGTGAAGGAGAGATTCGAAACTACCCGTTTGCGGTTTTTTGAGCACACCCCCCCGGTTTATAAGGGCTGCAGAGGAGCGAGTTTTTTTATCTCAGTCCCATGTCAGTCCCATGGGTTTTGCGCACCAGGTTGCAGAACACCGACGCGAAGCCCGTTTCGACGTTTCATGTTGACCCATGGGAAAAAGGTAATTTTGGTAATGCGGCATGAGGCAAGCTCTGGAAGCCCTGAAAATCGGGGCGTAGAGAGAAGTACGCAGAGGTAATAATTTGGTAAGTATGAGGTTAGAAAATTACCTTTCCTATGAGTAATCCCTTATAGCCCTCAAGCCCAGTAAAAGTGTGCACTTCAGAAATTATTACCCTAACTCTTACCTAAAATTACCTCTTGAGGTAATGAGTGAAAGCCAGGCACGACAAGGGCTGTAGCGCGTTTCCACACCACGCTTACCAAAATTACCTTTTTCCCAGCCCACATCTGAAAAATGGCCAAGACGACGTCCCTTTTCCGTGTTTTTCACATCATGAGAATTTGGCACTGATAGCAAGAAAATTCTTGGTGACTCTGTGCAATACCAGAAAACCCCGCAGAGCCAAGCAGACCGGGCCTTACAACCGCTTTCCCAGCGGACTGGGCGTTGTCGGATTCGCAAGTGGTGCGAACAGTTCCAAAAACGAAAATACCCTGTGCAGTAGGTTTTTCAGGCCGCAGCCCCTGCGCGCCGGGCGTCTCACGTCCTTGGCCAACTCGTCGATGCTCCGTAAAGCTGCGCCACGGATCTGCACTTTTTTACAAAACCTTGCACTGCGTGCAATCCATGCAACGCCCACAGCCCCCGCAGCAGGCCTGGGCACAGCCGGTGATTGCACCGCTCCGGCCTTTGCACAAAAAAGGGACGCAAAGCCCGTCGGCGGGAGGGGGATAAGTGCTTTTTCACCGATTTTTTATAGAGATCGATTCGTTGCAAACGATTGAACACTCGCAGGGCTGATGTCTCGTGGACTCCAGCCTTTTCGCGTGCAGAGCTTAGAGATTCGCTAGCATCGCCGTAGTCGCATAATCGCGTCTGTAATCGCTTGTGCATTTGCGTCCAAGGTTTCCATGGCGACGAATGCGTTACCTGCAACATCCGCTACGCCGCTCTCTGAAAGCCACTTAGTGATCTCCTCGATGGCCGCGCCTAGCGCGTGCTGATTGTGTAGAAGCAACGTCAGAGCATCTGCCGTGGCGATCTTGCATTCCGAGTTATCCAGCATGGTGGCCATCCTTAAAAAGTGGTCTCGTAAGATTAGTCCATCCTCCGGATAGCTCGCTGGACGTTGCTAGATTAGTCAGCCTTAACCGACTCTGCTCGATGCGACGCTGGCAGGCATGGTAGTAACCGGCTTCGTGTTGAGCGGTATTGATTACATCGACGGCTGCGCTTATGCGCAGTCGAGGTGGTGTCGACTCGGCTGAAAAGCAATTAGCGTGTGCACACAAAAAACCAAAATACAGACCATTCTTATTTTAAACGGAACAGCCATCTCCCACCCTCAATCAAATACATGCAACGCATGCGTCAGACATAAAAAATCTCACAATAAGTCGCCACATCAACGTGTATACAACGCGCCTCTGCTTTTTTGAGATATTTAACAGGATTATGAATAGGTTTTTTTAAATGCGATCAACACTACTACGCACAGTATCACTTTTAGCTGCTGCTACGATCCCCCTTTGTGCAAATGCTACCTGCACTTACCTTGCGGGGCACGGCCCAGTAACCATGAGCACCAAACTCCCTCCCAGCATTACTGTTCCAGCGAATACGCCCAACGGTACGATAATATACATAGGGGGCGATGGTTTTGCGAAAGAGCTAAAAAATCGATTTGGTTGTACTACTAGCTTTTCCGCTGGAAGTATGGACGCACGAGGACAGAATGCGACCTCTGGAACTTACCCCATAGGAGATACAGGCTTGGCGTGGGAATGGACTACTAACCAGGAGAGAGTTGGACAATACCCTGCTATCACAAAGGATGCCGCCCCCGATTATACTTTCAACTATTTGATCCTAGGTTTTAATATCGTTAAAATCGGAGACATCAAAGCTGGTGCAAGAATCCCCGGCGGAATATTGGGTTATTACAGAGATGGCGAACTTTACCCGATAACCCTAAGCGTCACGGAAATGAATGTTGTCGCAGCCTCCTGCGAAACACCGGATATCACTGTCCGAATGGGCACCTTCACGCTCAGCGACATTGGGAAGGCACAGGGAAGCCACTCTGAGCCTGTTGCTTTTGGCATAAAATTGAATAATTGCCCAGCAGGCCTTAATAAAATAAATTATCGCTTCACGAGAGTCGGCGAGACTGCCGATTATCGAAATGGTGTCATCAGATTGAATTCCAGTTCCACAGCCAAGGGTATTGGCATCCAGATAAAACACTCCAATGGCCAGCCAGCCATAATCGAAGGCACAACCAAACAAATTTATGACGGTTATGATTCAAAAGGAGGAAACTTTGAAATCCCTATGACGGCCGCATATTTTCACATCGATAACGAAGACTTGAAGCCTGGCACAGCCAATGCCGAGCTTAACTTTACAATTGAATATCTATAACCGGAAAACTTTACAGCTAACAAAAAAACAATGCAGCTTGATTGGTTTCAACCGTTGAGTTACGCCTAATAGCGCTGACTCAAAAATTATGCATTTAACTGTGCATCCACAAATAAAACACACTACATCGATACCGCAGGCTTCGGCTGCAACGTTATTTTTTCGAGTTTTACTAGGCCAGTAGAAGCTTGCGATGCATACAGGGTAAAATTACCCGCATTGTTCGGCGTTTGCGTGACGCCATGATTATGCATGGCTATTTGCACATTCATATGCTCAATTAATTTAAGCACATCGCAAACAACCTGAAATAAGTTAATCGATTCCGACCCAATCCAGTTCTTCGGTGCCATCAGGTGCTGTTGTTTAGCTACGATGCTTCGGCGCAGCCCTTCAATTCGCTCCTGCATATCGCCTCCCACAGTGGCGTTGTACTTCTTTCCGACAACCAGGTTCAGATCACGACCGGTCGCTAGGTGCAGATCATCCACTGCCGCCAAGCTCGCGGATCCGCCCGACATCAGCTTGAGCGCTCCCAGCGCCTCGATCTTTTTCACACCACCCACAGTTTCGGTCGAGTGGTCGTCGATCGTCTGCGTGTAGCTCTGGAACTGCTCGCGGTTGTCCAGAGCTTCGACTTCGCGCTCGATCGCCTGATCTCGGATCTTGCCATCGGTCTGGCGTAGCCAGTTGCCATCGGCGTCGACGCGCTGCTGGGCGGCTTCGCTGTGCTGCCATACCTGGTCGCCCTTGGGCACCAGCGGTCAGCTGTCTGCGGCCAGTGAATTCAAGAAACGCCTGCTCGGCATGGCCGCCGGCGCCATGTTCACCGGCAGCGGCCAGCAGCTCGACAAGTTGATGAAGGATCAGCTGTTTGGCATCAAAACCGTGTCGACCATCGACTACGTCGGCTACAGCAAGGAATACGCCTGCTACGTCTACGGCGACCTCGCGATCAAGGACGGCACCACCTACAAGGTCAACAGTGAAGACTATTTCGAGTTCGGCAAGCTGCGCCTGAAAACGCTGCAGAAAGGCGTACCAATCAAGCTGCAGCGCGATGGAAAAGACTTCAACGAGAAGTGGGTACAGTTGCTGTGGACCTGTTTCGGCGCCCAGGGCTTCGTCGCGCTGGTGTTCTTCTCCGGCTCGCTGTTCTGTGAGCAGATCCGTGCGCGTTACCAGTCCTTCCCCTTCCTGGAAGCCACTGGTGAAGCCGGCGCCGGCAAGACCACACTGCTCAACCTGCTGTGGAAACTGCTCGGCCGCGAAGGTTATGAGGGTTTCGATCCGATGAAATCAACCAAGGCCGGGCGTTCGCGCCTGATGGGGCAGGTGTCCGGCATGCCGGTGGTGTTTCTTGAGGCCGATCGCCACTGCGACGATCGGGCGCACGCCAAAACCTTTGAATGGGACGAGCTGAAAGACTTCTACGGCGGCGGCACGCTGGCCACCAAAGGCGTCAAGACGGCGGGCAACGAGACGTACGAACCGCCCTTTCGGGGAACGATCGCCATCAGCCAGAACGCCGCCGTGGTGGCTCACGAAGCGATCATGACGCGCATCGTTAAATTGCACTTTGTGCGCCCGGTCGTTACGCCGGAAAGCCGTGCGGCCGCCGATCAGTTGAATGCGTTGGACGGCGCCACCCTCAGTCACTTCCTGTTGCGCGCCGTGGGCAAAGAGTCCGCTGTGCTTGAGCTGTTCGCCCAGCGCATGCCCGAACACGAAGCCAAGCTGCGCCGCCTGCACACGCACTGTTTTGCCTGCGGTTCGGCCTATGCGAGCGAGCAAGGCAACTGCAGCAGTTGCGGCTACGACCTGCGCGGTTACATCCGGGTCGAGCGTATCAGCAAGAACCACGCGCAATTGTTGTCGCTGCTGGATGGCCTGCGCCTGGTGCTGAAACTCAGTGATCCGCAGGTCGCCGCCACGCAGCGGCAGATCGTGCGGATGGCCATTGAGCGCCAGGCCTCGATCAGCTCCGACCATCCGGCCGTCGCCGAATTTTGGGAAGTCTACGACTACCTCGAATCCTTGAGCGAAGACCCGGTGGTCGACCACAGCAGTGACCCGACGGTGATTGCCATCAACCTCAACGAATTCTGCGAGCGCGCCGCCGAACACAAACAGAAGCTGGCGGACGTGGCCACGTTGCGCGACCTGCTAAAGGAGTCGCGCTCGCGCAAATTTCTCGACAGCAACAAGGCCGTGCACAGCGCCGTGCGCGCCGCCTTCAATCACCGCAACCCTGTTTCCCAACCCCGGCCGACCACGGTCAAGTGCTGGACATTCAAGGCGTAAAGGAGAGCAAGACCGATGCAGATCCAAGTGTTTATGGGCAATGCCGGCGACGGCCACACCAACAAGCTCCAGTCGGTGCAAGACCGTTTGGATTTGGCGGGACAACGCGCGCCGATCATTCAGGCCGGTGCTTACGCAGAGGACGGTTTGTTGCAGATGCTGGAAGTTCGAGCCGCCGCTGGGCAGCGCGAAATCCTCGTGGACGACTGCAGCCGGCGACAGATTTTGCGGGTGTTGGAATGGCAGTCATGTGTTGAACATGAGCCGCGTTTCGACGGCCTGGTGATCCACCTGGCACGTAAGGACTGAGGAAAAAAACAGTGTCGAGGAGTTGCAGCTCCCCGACACCCGACTACAACTGAGGACCCTAACCATGCAAGCACAGAACCACAGCAGCAGCGGCGCGAAGGCTACCACACCGGCGCGGCACCTGGTGGCCACCGCGATTATCGGCGCCGCCGTCATCGGCTACCTGGTGCACAACCCCCCCGAGGCCCGCACGCGCCTGGAAAGCCTGAGCCAGATGGCCAGCCACTTGGGCGATCTGAGCGCGACGGATGCCGCCGTGATCAGTCAGCTACTAGCCCGCCCCGCCACACCGGGAGACTCACGCCATGTCCAGTGACCCAGCCGTAACACCGGTGCGCCGCTTTCCCTGGAACATCGATTACACCAGCGTGTGCGATCAGTGCGGCAAGTGGCGAGCCCAGGGCAATCACGATAAATGCAGCCGCCGGCGTCAGCGGCTGAACGCTCATCTGCGCCATCCCAAGCCCAAGGCATAGCCCGCGTCCACCAGAAGACGCACCCGCAGATACTTGGCCCGGAAACGGGCCTTTTTGTTTCCGATCGTCAGACTGTCGACATACGAGTACAGCGTTAGGGGTTTACATGAGTGGGGTTGAAACTCGCGGTAAGTCCGTGAGGATCTATTTTCAGTACAACGGGGAGAAATGCCGGGAGACGTTCCCGGGCGGCAACACACCGGCCACCGTGGCCCAGGCCAAGCGCTTGGCCGAGATCATCGAGTACGAGATCCAGACCGGTACCTTCGACTACGCGCGGCACTTTCCCAATTCGGCCAGATTGGTGGAAAACACCTTCGGCCACTACCTGGATCTGTGGTTGAAAATCAAGGCCAACAGTGTCGCGGCTTCCAGCTACCGAGGTTACGCCAACAAGGCCGAAGTGCATGTGCGCCCGCGCTGGGGCACGGTCCAGATCAACCAGATCGATCACCTGGACCTGCAGGAATGGATTCAGGACACGCTGTCCAAAACCCTGAAGAACAAGACCATCCGCGACATCATCAGCAATGTGCGCCAGGTGTTCCGCTTGTATCGCACGCGCATGAAAGTCGCGCACGACCCGACCGAAGGGTTGATGGTGCGTCTGCCGGATCCCGAAGCGCCGGACCCGTTCACCCGCGCCGAAATCCGGCAGATACTCGATACCCCGACCCAGCGCACGCAAGAACTGCTGATGGTGCAGTTCATGCTGTGGGCAGGTCCACGGGTATCGGAAACCATTGCCCTGGCCTGGGAGGACGTCGACCTGGCGCAAGGCACGGTGACCTTTCGCCGGTCCAAGGTGCGCGGCGCGTATCGCGTGACGAAAACCCGCCGATCAACGCGGCGGGTGCGCCTGCTGGCACCGGCGTGGGACGCCCTGCGCAAGATCGATGCGCTGAACCGCAACCGAAAAGCGGAAACCGTGGATGTGGTTGAGCGGGACAACAAGACGGTGCGAAAACACAAACTGCACTTCGTGTTCCTCAACACCAAAACCGGGCTGCCGCATGCCAATGACTTCGTGGTGCGCGATCGTTTCTTCAAGGCGCACTTGCTCGCCGCCGGCGTTCGTTATCGGGGCCGGGACAATGCCGGCACACCTACGCCAGCCAGTTGCTGACCACCGGGGTGGCGTCGATCGACTGGATCGCCGAACAGATGGGCCACACCAACGGCAACATGATCCGTCAGCACTACGGGACGTGGATCAACGAAGACGGACCGGACGTGGTGGGAATGTTGCAACTGGCCTTAAAGCTGTCACCCGTTTCAGCTTCGTACTGATAGGGCATCTTAGTCCGAGTAACGGCATTCTCTGCGTTAAACCATTTGTATGGTAGGAAAATGGTGGACCAGCCCAAGGGGGTTGGTTAACACCCCTCAAGGAAAAGATCCCCAGACCTAGCACGCATGTGAGGGCCTGTTGAATTTGTGTCAGGCATTTCTTCTTTCTTTGACCTCACGGGCCTTTATACTTCAATTTTTTAGGGCAATTGCGCCTTGGCCACAGCATTTGCACTTGACCAGCTCAGCACGCCTATTCCCATGTGAGCAATGGCTGCAGCCGTAGTGACTTTTGGTCTTGCTTACCTTTAAGCTGTTGGTTCCTCTTTCATCAAGGACGAATATGAAAAAGCTCATCACGAATTTACCTATAGCGATCTCCACGCCAGGTGTAGTCGCCTTTAAAAAGTCGGCACATCAAAATGCACTCGGCATAATGGATTTACTTATACGTATCTAAGCAATAAAACTCCAGATTAACCATCCTCAAAATCCTGCTTGGGAGCACAGCGTTGGAGCAACTCAGTCTACTTCATCCATTCAATTGGCCACTAAACATACTAAACTGGTTTGACTCATCAACAATCGCAAACACACTGGCTTTTCTCGCGTTGATGGTTAGTTGTTTAGCTTTGAGAAAAAACGTCAAATGGAAAAATAAATTCAAAGAAAACGCAATGGGAGATGCATACAAATTAATACTGGATCTAACAATGCAAATAAAGAGCATTAATAACATTCTAAATCGATTTACTGGTATATGGATTCCGTCCTTTGACATCACCCACCACCTAAGCTCGCGCAGTTCTTATCACTCCAATGAGCGAATGAAGGATTCAATAAGAACATCCCTTAAGAAATCGCAAGAACTCGAAAAGCAGCTTTTCGCAACGAGGTGCAACATAACCAAATTGAGAGCCAACTTAGAAACCCTTGGCTACTCGATGTCCAAAACAAACGAAAAGCGCCTTAACGTGGCTTTAGATAACATCATGACCTTGGAGTCCAACTTAAACTCCTACATAACATCCAGCTACGACTACTTTGATGACGTGGAACTTTGCGGCCGCATGCGCTTCTCTCAGCATTGCTTGCTCGAGAAAGAAGAGGTTATGAAAGAGTTATCAGCTATGATATCGAGCGCCTGTGACAACATACGCACCCTAGCAGAAAAAACAGAAAAAACATTAAACAAACTAAAATTTAAAAAAGGGCTTCATATACTTTACAAAAATCAATAACGTCATCCATCGTTGCCACTTTTTGGCGAGCGTAGGATGAACCGAGTGACACGATCGCAGGTATTGGTTAAGGATACGCGGATCGATCTGCGGAAGCGCATGGGACATTCGCGTACGATCAGCAGGTGAGCGATATCGCCTCTGTTTGAAGAGCGCACGGCCGATCGGAGCTACCGTATTACGAGTGCAGCAAAACTAGGCCGCTGGCGAGAGCTGGGTCGGTTTGCGTAAACTGTACTGCAAGGAAAGAAGCTACTTCGTAGCTGGTAAAAATAAAAAACTTCGTCAATCAAAAACAGAACAGGGAAAGATATGAAAGGGTTGTTTCGCGCGCTCACCGGCTGCGCTTTATTAATTGCGCTTTCTGTACAGGCTCAGCAAAAAATTAATGATACTACGACGAGCACCGTAACTGCAAAAACTGAAGGTACAATTACTGCATCGAACTCAGCGACGCCTATCAGCAGCAAGGATCAAGAGTTAATCTTGTTGAGGGAACAGAATAAAATATTTAAAGAGTTTCAATCTTTGCAGCAGACAACCGTGTATTGGTCGCTGACAGGCGTATTTGGACTCGTAATGATACTCGTGGGCGCAAGCTTTTACACAAACTTTAGATTTTATGAGAAAGACAAAGAAAATCTTAAAGTTGAGCTAGACACTAAGCTTGATAATTTTGGATCGACGATCACTGCCCAAATGCTGGGTCAGCGACGCGAAGCAGATCAGTCACTTGAACGAAATAGCCAGCGAATTCAAGATATTATGCTGGCGCAACTTTCTGAAGTGCGTGCCTCACTCGACGGAATACGGTCGGAGGTATCGAATGAGTTCAAGGGAGTCGCTGAGAATCTGGCCAAGTTTGATACTCAGCTAGTTGCCGTTAGAAAATCCATTTCTGAGGCTGAAGTCGAATTACGGAAAGTAGAGATTGAGGTTTGGGATGCCCAAGACATCCCGGACAACATGATGGTAACTCTTCTCCAGGCACTAAAAGCCGCAGCCAGTAATGGCGACAAACAGGGAATTTCCGAATTATATGAACGTATGATCGATATTTTGAAAGAAAAATATCACGACGGAGGCAATGAAATGGACATGGAAATTTTAACCTACGTCAGAAGAAATCTGGACGTCGGCGCCAAGTATGATCCTAAAGGCTTTTCCGAGGTAAAGAAATCGCTATCAAAAGTTAAAATTGATTCGGAGGATAGCTAACATACGAATCGGCTACTGCACCAAACTGCGAAAAAAATTGGCTGATATATTTTCTGGAAATAAATCAGTCCCATTAAACTGCGTAGTAGCCCATGAAATCCATGGGCCACGACTTCGTCTGCTTCTGACCGATTGCAGCCTATCAGGGTGAGTCGCTAAACCGCCGTAGTCGCATAATCACATCTGTAATCGCTCTTGCGTTGGTATCTAGAGTTTCCATAGCTACGACTGCGTTTTCTGCAACCTTCTCTACGCCATTTTCTGAAAGCCATTTCGTGATCTCCTCTATCGCCGCCCCCAGCGCATGCTGGTTGTGCAGTAGCAGTGTCAGCGCATCGGCAGTGGCAATGTTGGAGTCTGAATCATGAGGCATGGTTCGTCCTTGGAGTTGGGTTCGAGAGAGCGTAGTTCATCACGTCGCCGGTGAAGGCCCCCCATCATTTTCAGGGCTTTATTTTGCGCACCAAAATAGCGCCCCAGTCCCAT